TAGACAACTAAAAGTTGTCAGTCAGCACAGTTACATCAAGTAGGATATGTGCTGATTCGCCTTGTAGTGGCTCAGGTTTCACCCTAACTGACGCGCTTCGCTTTGTCTAACCGATAGAAGCGATAATTAAAAATTATCACTTATAACGGTTTATATGCTCTTATAAGAGCGTTTTTTAGCTTAGATAGCCCTCATTATACTTAGATTAAAATCTCGTAGTAGAGGGCTTTATACTAAGCCTTATTATTATATTTTTATTATTTTTTTAATTACATTAAAAAAGCCCCTTTCGGGGCTTTAATTACTCTGCTACCGGGGGAGTATCCGGAGGAGTCTCAGAGTTTGTTACGATCACCTCTACGGGTGATACTTTTTCGGGGGCATTAGCAAGCCCCCAATCAACAAGTTGTTGTTGATTATCATTATTGTGTATGAAGTCAAGGAATTGAGCAGGATCATTATCAAATTTTTTACGTATATCTGATGGAATACTGCTAAACGACTTCTCTGCCTGGAGGATAGCGTTCATGGTTTCTTGGAAATCATTATTAGGATTATCATCATATGTAAATTGTTGTAATTGAGCCGTTTTAGCGATTAGGTCCATTCCGTGACGTTTCACTATATTATTTATATTTACCTCATCTTTATGTGATTGTTCTACCCGAACGATTTCATCGTCGGGTGTTTTGAATTGTTGTCTATTGCGAATTATTTCGGCTTTTGAATTTCTTTTGTAAAATGACATTATCTTTTACTCCGGTTACTACTACGATTTTTCTTAGATTGTTTATATTTTAATCTTTGTTGTGATTTATTGACATGTGGTGTGACTTCAATACCAGGCGATCTACGTATTTTTTGACCTTCTTCATGTTGTTCCATAATTGTTTTAACTTTATCACCTATTTGTTTACGCTCTTTTGCACTGCCTACATGTGTATCTATCATTGATTGTACTAATTCCATTAGTGAATTAATAGGATCAGTCATATCCTTTTTACGTTTTGTAAATTCTGTATCCGCTTGAATTTTAGCTATTTCGGATACAATTTTTGATATATTTAAAGCGCCTGATATTGTTTCACCTAGATATTTTCCTGCATTTTTAGATTCATATCCATATGCATTGGCCTTTGATGTTGCTGGTGCAGATGAAGAGGCCATAGAACCTGCCGGTGTTGAAGCGTCAAATTTTCCTGCTAATATAGGGTTTACACCCGATTTTTTCATGTCTGCCATTCGTCTTGATACAGCAGTATTAGACATTTGTTCAGTAAATTTCCTATTTAATGCTGCCTCTGCGGCATTAAATTCTCTTGATATACCCGCTTCTTTACTACTGAATTTACGTGCTTTTTCTGCTTCTTCTCTTTCCATAATATTACGAGCAGTAGCTATATCTGCATTTGTTTGATTCGCCTGTGTTTGACCCATATAACCGCCTATACCTGGAATAACAGATAATCCAGTTTTTAAAGCGGAAGTTGCACTTTCCCAAGGTTTCCAGCCCATCAGAAGTGATCTATCAGGCCAGGTACACCAAAGGTTGGCATTGGTCTAGCACATTTGAGTTGCATATAAGTGTCGACAATAAGATGAGGTTCGTCTGGAAATTGTACACACCTATCAAGGGGAACATCTTCTTCTATAAATGCTTTTCCTAATGAGGGTAATGTTGCAAAGTCTTGGCTAAGATGCCAAGGGTCAAGTGATGAAGTTACGTCAGATTGAAATAATCCTGATATTTGAGAAGGTTTATAGCGGTATTCTGCATATCTTTCCTGATAACCGAAGACAAGATCATCATTTGCTGAACCATCACAATACAACTCTTTGTTCAAAACCTCCTGATTCCCGAGGTGTGCAAGAGAGGGCCAGTATATGTCATATCTTGTAGATTTTGATAATTCTCTACGTAATCCTTTTTGATAAGTTAAGTCTGCCCTGGCTGATATGATTCCCATGACGATACCATGTTCGTTGAATGATTTTGAAAAGCCATGACCTGATAATGAAGATGTACCTATTGCAGATAATTCTGCTACTCCAGTACCGTCGGATGTACCAGAAGTAGTTGTTTGAGTTTGAGAAGTAATAGGTGATATGTTAATAGGTGAAGAACCACCACCGAGATATTCAGGCCGATAAGATAAATCATAGAAATTAACTCCAAAATGATTACGAACCAATTCACTGTAACGTGTGCCGCCAAATGCGTCACGTTCTAGTAATTTCTGAATCTGGAATGCTTCTCGAAGATCATTAATAGTGGCTGCAGTTGCAGTTGTTAAATCAGCTTCTAGTCCGACTTCTGCACTATTCGTACTAAATCGCATAAATCCATTAGTTGAAGGGGGAACTTGTGCAAATACATTGCCTGAAGTAGATGCAGTAATTAATGGTGACTTAGTACTGTCGGCAGTATTATATACGTCAGTATCTATATTTGTTCCATAAATAGCCGCTGATGTGCCAAGTGGTATGCTAACCGCATCACCTTTCTGCGGAAATGGCAAACTGGAAGTAAAATAATCGTGCCTTTTACCACGTTTTTTCAATTCTAATAAATCTACTGAATTTGAAGCGTCTGGACCATCATCTGTTTTTAATAGTGGCGAATCAATTAAGTTTTGATCGCGAAACCATTCCGAATAGATTCGGTTGTATGCCCTGAAGGGTAATGCATTAATATCAACGTCTGACGCATCAATACCATGTGGCACACCCATATAATTTAATGTTGCGCCTCTTTGACCTGATACCAACGCTAAATTTGCATCACCTAATGAATCAACGGTACCTGATAAAATAGGTATTTGATAATCAATAGAATCACCAGGATCTGTTTGTTCACCGAAGAATTTTCTACTGTTATCCCATATTATTCGATAGGGTACAAAGAAAAAATGAGTATCAATAAATAAATTATCGAGTATCGGGAATAATGGTGTTGATAGTCGTGCAAATGCGTGAAGTCTTGCATTAAACGTGTCCCCTGGAAGTACATCATCCCAATAAAAGGGGACTAGCCATCCTGCATCCATTGTAAATTTATGTCCATGTGACCTATCGAATTGTGATCTAGGCGCCTGTACACTTGGTGCCTGGCTAAAGTTATGTGTCATTACTGATTTCATTGTAATTTATACCTTATTTGAATTACTACTTCTAAATTGATGCCATTCTCATTTAATACTGATTCAACTGAGAATTCATTGTTTTTAGCACATAAGTCAGTATCCCTATGACATTGAAGTACGAGTTTTTTTATATCTTCACATACTTCTTTTAAGTATTCTGAATTATCTTGAGTGCAAAATATTTTCATTATACTTTACTTTTTTTTAAATCTTCCATTTGCATTTCTGGTGTGATTGAACTTACTGTAGCTGTATTTATTTCGATTCCTGATTTTATTTTAACCGGGTTTTTATTTTGTGAAATCATTCCGGAATTATCATCATATCCTGCAATGTGATATAGAACATAGTCGTTTTTATGTGGTTGTTCTGTTATTGATTGTGTAAATGCGCGTATTGCGCTTTGATCATTAATATCTGTAAATGGATTGTTGAATAATTCACTTACTGTATCATAGATTGCGTATAAGTTTTTGTACATTAGAGACTCCGCTTAAGTTGATTAAATTGCGCCTTCTTTACTGTTTCCTTAGCTGATAACCGTTCGCGCGTATTGTCGTCAGATAAGTAGGCCGATAATTGTCGGCCTGATTTTATGTCGTCGTATAGTTCTGGGTCAATTCCTCGTAGATATTTATCATAATATTTTGCGGGTGCTAAGCGCATTCCGCTAATAGTTGTAAAGTCTTTAGGGTAGACATCTCGTGTATATGTGCTAATCCAAGTATGACCAATGCCAGGGCGGCGAGACATAGTAGAATACTCGGTGAGGACTTCGCTAATTTCTCCAGTATAATCATTAAACCTTTCATATGGTTTTAATCCTGTTTTTTCGTTTACCTGATCCTTTAGTGGGCCGTTTAGTTTTTTCATGCAGTACCTTGCTACATATCCGGCAGATTCGAATGTAACAGTGCCTACAGTCACGAAGCCTTTTTTCCATATTTTTTCGAGAGTCGGTGAGCTGTATATAGGTTCACCACTTGGAGAGTCGAATAGATAGACCCAATCATCGAAGTTGTATCCGAATAATATTGCGTGGTAATGAGGTCTATTCGTGTTGTCGCCATATTCTCCACAATGATAATACCTTATTTTTTTACCTGTTTGTATACGTAAGCGCTTCATGAATTTTTGAAAGTCGCTTTTTATTAATGAGCCGTCGGGTGGTAAGTTTTCGGGATTGTATGTAAGTGTTATAAAGCAGTTGTCCTGGTGCATTGATGCTTCATGTACGCATCTCATAGCCCATTGTCTTGACCGTTCCAATCTACACCCAATACATTGTCCACATGGTAGTGTTAAAGAATCACCTCCGAATTTATCTGTGAATGTTATTTGACCTTGTAAGTTTTTATATGCTGTAAGCGGATGAAAGCAAGCCATATCATAATCTTGTTCCGCCGCGCATCGGACGTGGTTTTAGATTCATTTTATTTATTTTTGAACCTTTTCTGAATTTACGTTTTGAGCCTTTTTTACTCATCTT